TCCATCCAACGCAATACACCATCTCTTTTCTTTTGTGCTTTAGGACAATTAGGATCTTTCCAATCGCCTTCCCAAACACCTTTACCAATTTGGAAACCACCTGAGTCACCTAATAACCAAGTGTTTTCTCTATCTCTATTACGCACCATATCTTCTTTAGGCACAATCTTATTTGTATCTAAGTCAGCATGTCCTGCAGAATAGAGTGTCCACTTATAAGTGAACGCTCCTTCTTTTGCATTAAGATAGTTAAGACTTTCTACACCACTATTCCAATTAGCAGGAATACGATCATCTTCAATGTAAGGACCTTTAACAGGATCAGGAAAGCGTTGCTTACCTACATATGTTGCATAGAAGCCGCTCAATGCTGGCAAAAAGTGTGCGTAATCGTTCTGTGTCGCTGTTAAATCCTTATTCATTATTTGCTCTGTGCTGGAAGAATATAATCGTATTTGACCATACCGCTATCAACGCTGATCATCATAGCACCTTGGTCACTAATGCTCATTGTAGCATCACCGTCTAAGCCTAAAATTGCTTGTACTTGTGCTACTGGCCAACTCCATGTATGTGCGAGTGTGCCTTCGATACCGTGTTGGAATACAAACTCACCTGCGTGTGTACTTGCATCACCAAAACTAAACACTAAGTTACTGTCTGTAGTTTTAACATTAAACGTAGGCTCTTCTGTATGCGCCGCACTCATTAACTTCATACGTGCAATACTTGCCATACTTGGTTGAAATGTTACAGCCCAGCTTGCACCTTTAAACTTAACAGTTTTCAACTTCTCTTCAATAATAGCTTTGTTCATAAAGCGATAATCGTTTTCAAAGTCGCCAGCTGCATTTTCAAAGTGAATATGCGTAGGAATAGTTTCTCCGTTGCGCTCTGCTTGTACTACATCAATCTTAGCATCTTTTTGATACTCAGGATTTTTTAGATGTAGTGCTAACTTATCTAAGTTAGGCATACCAAACGTACCTGTAAACTCTGCTACAGGTGCATGTGTTGCCGCACTTAAAATAACTGAGCGATCTTCTGCCATTGAGTCAATAGCTGTTGCTTCATCATTACTTACTTTTACTAAAGCTAAAAAGCCTAGTGAATGTGTGTGTGCAACGATGTCTTGTAAAATGTCTTTCATAAAGTTTCTCCTATTTCAAGTTTTATTATATTATCATTTGTCAAAGAAGTCAAGTAGTTTTCTACACTATATTTAGGTTTAAAGCCAAGTGACTTAATTTTTTCCATACTAGCACAAGTCCAATTGCGTTCATATGGGGTATTTAGGCGGACAGGAACATTTGGAGCAAAGTCTGACACTTTATAAGGATGTCCAGTTCCAATATCAATGGTACCTAAATATTTACTATTCATACATAGCTGTATTGCATTACAAAGATCTTCAATGTGTATAAAGTCTCTGTAATGTGTTGTTGTATATTCTAGTTCGTTATCGATAAGTTTTTGTAAAAACATACCTGGTCTTGGCGTACTTGAATATACAGTGTGAAAACGCATACCTAATGTATTAGGATAACGTTCTGCAGCTTCTTCCATACAATACTTAGATGCTGCATAAGGGTTTAAATCGGGCTCATAGACGCTACTAGAGCTTGCATAAAGCACTCTTGTGTCAGGATAACGTGCAAACAAGCGTTTACTTACTTCTACGTTATTACGCCAGTATCCTGCAGGGTCGTTAATACTTTCACGTACTCCACTTTTACCTGCTAGGTGTATAATTAAATCAAATTCTTCTTTAAGTTCAATGTCGTATAAGTCTTGTCCGTCTTGTAGATCAAATCCAACTACACTATGATCTTTAGTCAGTTTTCGTAACAAGTTACTTCCTATAAAACCTCTATGTCCCGTTAACATAATTTTCATTTTGTTTCCTTTTCTATAAATGTTGAAATAGAGAATCTAAATTTAGGACCAATTCTACTTGGACCGTTAAATCTATGTACTAATTCACCATTAAACTTTATCATCCTATTTGGAGTATATGGAGAAGTGTATATTATTTCTTTTCCGTGGCTATCGTAAAAGAATGTCTCTCCTCCCCAACCATCTTTCCATTCATTATTCACATAATACAATATAACATCTTGATTGTTATGTGTATGAACGGTGTGAGAATCATATGTTGTATCACAGTTTACTACAGTTTGTACAATCTTACTTTCGTTTATTTCTGCAAACGGCTCGCTTGTAGCAAGAGGGTTTAAAAAGTCATTTAAACTTTGATCTCTTTTTCTATTAGCCCACATATCTTTTGTTATACGACTGTGTAAAAAACTTTCTTTTTCGTTAAAACTATCTTCCCATCCTATAAAGTAAGGAACTTTAGTACAATTTAACATTATGCTTTTATTTAGATCCCAATCAAACACTTCGTCATATATTGTAATTTCAGGATGTGGATTAGATACTATCATTTTAATAACTCCCATGTATGTTTCCAATCCTTTACTTGGTGTGTAGAACTGTTTCCTCTTTCCCATAAAACTTTTTTTAAAGGATAGTCGTTACCTTGTGGATCCATTCTATCTCCGTAAAAGTGTAACGTATCGTCGATATCAAAATCATAAATGATTTGACTCTTGTCTGATCCTCTAGGGGCAATATCAATACCTGTTTCGCCACCTGCCTTAGCATCTAATTCAGGAAAGCGGAAGTTAAACTGTGCCACAATGTGTTTGCGTTCTAGGTTGTTTTCATCCCATTGAACATATAATTTACGTTCACCTAGTGTAGCATTACGCCCTACAACACTAAAATTAACCATACCTGATCGTTCTTCAATATGTAGACCTGTGCGTAATGGAAATTTACTTTCTTCTAGTTTATTTTCTAACCAGGATTTGACCTGTAAAGGAATTTTCCAATTGTCTACTTTAATTTGTCTACTACCTTCCCAAACATCACCACCGGAACAGTTGTAAACACGTTTACATCTATTGTATATCTTTTCACCTATTTGTTCGATAGTTTTAGGTCTATCGCTACCGGTAATTAGATAAACATCATTAGCTAAACAAAAGTTTTCAAAAAACTGTTCAAACTCTTTATCTATTAATCCACGGCTCGGTGTTAATGTGCCGTCTACATCAAATATAAATTTATTCACAAACTCTTCTCCGAAGATCACTTGAACTAAAACGGTGATCTCTTTTATTAAAATGTAATTCAATATCACGCTTACGACAAATGTCTTTGCCTGTAAAGTCTTTGTCGCGATATTCTTCACCTAGTATACGTACATCAATTGGGTACATACTAAGGATGTCTTCTAAATCAGTTTCTGTTCCGTATGGAATAATTTCATCCACATATTCAACACCTTTTAATTGGGTGTAGCGTTCCACTACAGTCTGTATAGGTGCGTTCTTTTCTTTCCTATCCATACTAGGATCAACTTGCAATCCGCATATAAGATAATCACATTGTTCCTTTGCTTCACGCAACATAATTACGTGTCCTGCGTGTAATAAGTCAAAAGTGCTACAGGTAAATCCTACCTTCATGTTGCTAATCCGTAATTGAAACTAATGCTGTATCTATTTTTTGTTGAATTATTCATAGTAATTTTATGAGGTATCCAAGCACTAAACAAATATAAATCACTTGTTGCACTAACATATCTTGCTTCGGGCTTGTTAAATGGAGTGTGGGCACTTTTTACAAAGTCCGGCATATGTAATGCACTTGTGTCTTTACGTTCAAAAACGATGTCACCTTGATCTAGTTCAGGATCACATTCAACATAGTAAACTCCGCTGAATAATGCTCCCATTTGATCTGCATGGTGTAAATGTGTATGTACTGGATTTTCAACTCCTGGTGGATTTTCGTTTATCCATATATTCAAAAGATGCATTGGCATTAACCCAACTTCATTACATATTTTATGTATATCATTTGTAATTATGTCAGTAAGTTTCTTTAATTCTAAACACTCTTCTACATTAAGATCTGCTACTTTCCATGGACGATCATCTATATGCAAAGCTCTAAGCATTGCTTTTTCTTTTAAAACACTTTGAGCATAGTCTTTTATAATAGTATTATCTACTTCTTTTACATCGCCGGTCCAAACATAATCCGGAAACCATAAATCTCTACCATCAATCATACTAATGTACTCCACTTCTTAAGTTTTTCTTTTTTATATTCAACCCTTTTTTGTAGGTCGTCCCACTTAACTACATCATTGTCGACCATTAACCCTATCATACATAATACATCACCTACTTCTTCAGTAAGTTTTTTAATCTGTTCGTCATCTGCTTGATCAAGTGTTTTGTATTTTCGCATTATTTTTGAACAACGTTGTGTAAGTTCTCCACACTCTTCCATTGTGATACACATTAACTGTTGTAAATGGTTTATAGGACTATTTTTTAACATGTCTACTCCCGTCAAATACGCATACAAAATATAATTCTTCGTGCATGCCTGCGTGTACACGATGGAATACACCATCCTCAATTAGAACAACATCACCCGGCTCAACTTTGATCATTTCTTCGTCAAGTTCCATTTTGCCTGTGCCTTCAATAAAATAATATACTTCTTCTTGTCCAGCATGTGAATGTCCACTTGTTGCTTTACGCGGCTGTAATCGTGTACTGCTTACAACAAGATTGTTTAGAGATGTATTATCCTTAACAATATATCGTTCATCTTGTTTAACAACTTCACCACCTATATCACTTATGCTAACTTTCATATTACTCTCCGAATTCAAACAAACTACCAAATGTAGTATTTTGTTTTGTGTCCTCTAGTGGATAGTTGAGCACACCAATTAAGTTGTCTAGTTTGTTATCAATAATTGTAGATGCCATAGCCGCATCGTCAAATGGTAACTCTTTGAACCAGTCTGGAATACGTAGTTCGTCCGTCGGATACGCAACACTTGTATACCCTAGTGGGTTCTGTTTAAGTTTGCAAACAATAACTTTCATACCATCTACAACCTCTTGCGAATACTTGTCTCCGTTCATACGTTTAAGTGTATTCCAATTAATACTTGCTCTTACGTGTCCAGGCATGTTTGCTTTGCCTAGTTTTTCTTCAAGACGCTGATAGTGTCCAACTTTGTTTGCACGTTTAGGTGAACCTTTCTCCCAACCAGGACGATCACTAAACTCCTTACGGAATGTTGTAATACGATCAAGTATGTCTTTTTGCGGTTTATCAGTGAGTACCATTAGTAGTAGCTCGCTCAAGAACTCTTGCATAAACACAGGAGTATCTGATCTACGCAAGTCTAAGCCCATTGCTTTTACTTTGCCTGCTTTGCCATCTCCGTCACTTCTAAATCCTTCAATATCATATACTAGTGCCGCATAACGTTTCTTAGTAATAAACAATCCGCTTTCAGCAACAATTTCTCTACCTGCCGCAATAACGTCTGATCTACTTTTAGGACAATGAAATGCATCTTGCATAAATCCAGGAAATGTTTCATTAGCCGCTTCACATACTTGATCATACAATTTAATTACGTTATCTTTATCCCAAGGAATACTACCTTTATCGATTTGTTCTTTTAGTATAGGGTATCCACTAAAGTAACAACTATCTGTATCACCATAAATCATTGCTTCACCAACATGATCATAAGTACCTGTAATAACTTTGTTAACTTCAGCACTCATATGCTTAACAATAGTTCTACCTGTTAGTGTAGTCGACTGTCCAATACGCTTGTCAAAGAATCTACAACCTGGATTAAGGATAGCACCATACAAACTGTTTAAGTTAATCTTCTTAACCAGCTGTCGCTTGTCCCAGTATTCAATTTCAATTGCATTACCTGCATCTTTTGCTTTTTTAAGTTGTGCTTGTAGTTCTTTACGTTCACTGTACCAACGCTTTAGGATACCAGGAATAACACCTTCAAACTCTGTTGTAAAGATAGTACCATTACTACTAAGCATCCAAGGTTGATTACTATCAAAAATTACTTTGTATATTTCAGCACCACTTAGTATATCACTTCCACCTGATTCCCAATCAATTGTTAATGAAACATCTCGTTTTTGTTCCATAACCGCTTCGTACTCTTCTGTACTAAAACGTCCTTCCCAACTGCCTGCAAATGACTTCTTCTTTAGTGTCATATCTTCATGCACACGACTGTCACTAATATCAGGACGTATTTGTCCTATGATAGTTTCAGGCGCCATGTTTAATGCACGAATTACACTTGGATATAGTGAATTCAAATCCATAGATCCAATCCACTTGTGTAAGCCTTTTTTTGGAAATGCAACATAAGCACCTGCGGCTTGTGTTGATTCATCGTCATATCTTTTACGATTAGGAACTTGTAAGCCTCTATTCCATGCTTCATTAACAATCGCTTGCTCTGTAACAGCAACAGCACCCATAGTGGTCTGTAGCAAAACAGTATTTGCATGTGCTAGTTCGTTACTAAGATCAATAAACCTTAGCTTTTTGTCCAGCTTGTCCAGTAGTGCGGTATCTTGTATGTTGTATTCGATGAACTTTCTAAAGTCATTGTTGTACAATTGATCCAAAGTGCCTTCATAAGGAACCTTGTTCTCGCCAACTTCGATTTCGCCAATGGCATCAAGTCTATATGTGTGTCTTTCTTCATATGTGTATTTACGATATAAATTCAAACTATCTAAATGCACTCTGCCTATTAGGTCAAAGGTTTGAGCTGTTTTACCAAACTTCTCATACTCACGTTTCTTAGGTAACTGTCCCCACAAACAGAATCTACGTGTGTCATCTTTGCTTAGTACACGACTTGTCCTGTTTACAGTATACGGAATATCATAACCTTCACTGTTCCAACCTGACAAAATATCAGCGTCTTCAATTAGTGTTAAGAAAGTGTCAATCATTTCACCTTCTTTTTCAAATAACATTACGTTTTCAATGCCTTCTAGTGTTTTCTTTGCTTCGTCCATAGTAAGTGTCTTAGGCGGAACTGCTAAACACACCATTGTTTCAAGCCATTGCAAGTAAACAGATATAGATGTAATAGGCATAAAGGGATCACTTGGGTCAGCAAAGCCACGCTCTGGATCAAAGTCAGTCTCAATATCAAAGAACGCAATGTTTAGTTTGGGTGCATCTTGATTAAGATAGTTTTCACTCAAACATTGGAATATAGGATTAATATCACTTTCAAAAAGTTTTTTATCTCTGTTAATAGCAACTTCCTTACGAAAATCCTTTGTACTTTTGCAAACAATACGTGTTAGTGGATCTCCATAAACACTTTTGTACTTGCCTCGTTGATCTTCATGATAAAAAGTATATTTTGCTTGGTATTCTCTGAAATCTCTTTTTCCATCTTTACGTTCAACAACTCGGATAATATCACTGTCTCTGTCAAAATGTGCGTCTACGTAACTCATGTTTTATTCCTACTTAACCATTTTTTTGTTTTTCTATAAAAGCCGTCAAAAGTAAATTGATGTTTTAACAATCTTCGCCATTCTTCTTCAGTTACCCACTTAACTTCTACTTCTACTTTAACATCATATTGCAATGGAGTCAAGTATGCAATTATACTTCCTGCTTCTAATGTTAGTTCGGCTGGACCAAGACTTGGTTGTAAAAACATATTAACGGCTGTTGCTGATTGATATGCAAAATTTAGTTCGCCTGGTAGTAAATTGTATTTGCCTAACTGGGTAGTATTATGCCAACTAGGATCATGCATCAAAAACGGAGTATCTCGATATGGGCCTTCTGCTGTTACTAACCAAGGGCTCATAAGTTTTACATGAGTATACCCTTTGAATGCTTGGTTCCATTGTACTGGCATGTGTTGTTGTACAAAATGTATTTCTTCGCCTTTAGGTACACCCGGAACATCTACATCTTGGATACTACCGTTATCGTATTTGATACGTATGTCTTGCCATAGTGGAATATTCACAGTATTCTTAAACAAGTCTACCATACCAGGACAACTATTCATATTAGGAAATAATGTATTTTTTGAAACTTTTAAAGTTTTAAACCAGTCTGGAGCTGATTGTCCTGCTAGTTTTGGTGGAAACATATCTATCAGCTGTTGAGTCTGATAAGTATGAAAAGTCAGTTTGACTTTCTTTTCTTTTTTAAACATCTATTCTCCGTTGCTTGTGGCCAACTTAACCTTAATTCTTGCCTGGCAATTGCCATTGGCGTTATTAGTACTTATTACAGGACAAGTCCTGCAACATAAATTACGGTTAGTCCTGCATTAAGAACAATAAGACTTCGTTCTTTCCACAGTACTCCTATTAATACCCATAGTGCATTGCTTGCAATAAAAGCATATATGTACCATGGATAGATATTAAATGCGGCCATTGTAGCCGCAACTAATAGACATGCTGTACTAAACCATGCTAGCCATTGATAGGGCTTTACCACCATAATGCTGCAACCCCATATCCAAATACATTAATAACAGCAAAATATCCTGTTAATAACATTACCCATGCCGCGCCTCTACGTACTGCCGCGTAGCATTGAGTTACCGATCCTACAAAGAAGAACGGATATATAACTAGCATGTTTGGATCTACGGCATTAAATGCCAAAGTCAAACTTGCCATAACTGTAAATACGAAACTTATTAATTCGAATCCAAAAGCAACCTTATCACTTTTGTAACTATTGATCCAAAAATCTTTTACTTTTTTCACTTAGACTTTGTCCTTGCCGACAGTAACAACTAATGTTTCTAAGTCATCAAATTCGTCTGCAACACGCTCCCAGTCAGATTTTTGTGCAATCTTAATTGCTTTATTAATTAAACTTGGCTTAATATCTAGTTCTTCTGCTACTGCTTTTACAGTATCTTTCAAGCCTGCATTTAGATCTTCGATCTCTTGCAACACTGTAACACCTTCGTTAACAAGACGTTCTAGTTTTGCTTTTTCTTCAGCACCATAGGTACGTTCACTCATAATTTACTCCTTGTAATTTAAGTATATTATACGTTATTTTTTAGGGTTTGTCAAGTATTATTTTTGCTTTTTTTCTTCAAGCATTTTTAGAAGCATATCTTTGATAGATTCGTTCTTTTTGGCGTTTTTGGTTGCTGTAGCATACATAACTGCTTCAGCATCTTTGCCATAGCGATCCTTGAAATCGCTTGTTTTCTTCTTCATGCCTTTTACAATACGTTCTTTTTCTTTTGTTTCGGGCTTTGTAAGTTCACGCTCTTGTATAGATTCTTGCATGCTGTTTGCAGCCGCGTTTGCTGCTTTTTTAACTTCTGCTTCGTCTGCTTCTGGCATTATTGCTTTGATAGCACGATATATTGCTTTATACAATTCACCTGTAGGACTAAAGCCAATTTTTTTAGCAATAGTTCCCTGTCCAAAACTCTTATCAATTGCGTTTACAAACGGGTCATCTTCATCTTCGCCAACTAATTTATTTCTAGCCGGATGCGGTGATTCGTTACCACCAGGTTTGCTACTTTTAGTAAATTTATCTTTGCCTTTAAGTTGACCAGCACTACCTGTCTTTTGTGTTTCGTTTAATGTAATACCAGCTAATCTAGCAAAGTCAGACATACTATACTCTTTGTCCATTTGTAATGAACCTTCTTGTACTTGTACGTTCTCTTGTATTACTGCTGGAGTTTCAATAGGTGCTGAACCACCTGCCATTTGCATAAGAGCTTTTTTATCTGCTTCTGGATTAGAAGGAAATAGTTCCCTCATCCTTGCACTCATTTCATAAAAATCACTCATGATCTATCTGCTCTTAGTGCTTGTACTCTTTTAATTACACGTTCAATGTCTACAGGCATAATGCTTGGAAATTTTATTTTTAACTGCTTACGAATTCCATCATCGGGTAAGTAGAACATTTTTTTTCGAGCAAATTTTATATACCTTGGAAAGTCATCTTCGGGACCGTTCATAAAAGTACTCCACATTTTGCCAAAGTCAAGTTCTTCATTTTTTTGTGATTGTTGATAAAATTGTAAAAACTCTTTGTGGTTCTTATGCATTGCTGCAACATCTTTGTTCTTCACGTATAATTTCAACCAGCCTTTGTATTCAGGACTATCGCCGATTGTTTTTTCTTTCTTTTTAAACCAGTCAAATATACCTTCAGAAACTCTCATTGTATTTTACCTTACTTAGCTACGCAGTTGTTAACTCGCTTGCCGCCCTTCATCTTAGTCTTAGGGCTACCAAGTTTTTTAGTACTCCAACATGCAGGTCCGCCTGCTGGTGATTCTTTTTCGCTAATTTTTTTAGTAACTTTAGCTTCTATCATTTCTAAGTATGATTCTTCAGTCATTGTCTTAGAACGCTTCATTACATTTTTAGTGCTTTTAGATTCCGCAAATTTCATATCGTAATCCATAGCATGATACACTGATCCAATGTAATCTGCTGCTTTTGTAATTTTTGATTGTTGCCAACCTTCAATGCCTTCAGCTTCACTTACTGTTTTAAGCATATCGTGTAATTTAATAGCATACTTTGCAATCTTATAAAGATCTGCACGAGCCATTTGCACTTCATGGTCACGTTCGGCTGCATGTGCTAAATCGCCTAGTCCGCCTTCTTTAAGTTTTTTACTCATGTTTATCTCCGAATACTTTAATAGTAGTATTTATGCTTGTTTCTTCTTCTTTGACTTCTTTTTGCCGCCTAGTAAATTTCCGTATTCTAGTCCGTTTTTCATTGTACCGTCTGCATTGTACATGTTTCTACTCTGTGTACGGCCAACATTTCCTACCACTGTAGCAACACTTGAAGCACCCATTCCTGATGCTGTTTCGTTTGTTTGACCTGCCATACGATCTTTTTGCATTTTAGTAGGAGTTATATTTGTTCCCTTATAGGTTCCGTCTTTAGTTAAGTTACCAGTGGGTGTTCCATACTTTGCAGCCATTGCCTTTGAGTCAGCAGCCATTTGTTTGAGCTTAGGCATTTCTGCCATTATTTGATCATATGCTTTTTGCATTTCACCAACTCTATTTCCGTATACACCGTTATCTATACCTTGTTTAATTGCTGTCGCAAACGTTTGGAAGAATTTTAACATTTGCGAACCTATGTCTGCTTTTGCAGCTGTTGTTGCCATTCTTTGCATAGCATTCATAGTAAGGTTAGGATCATACTGGCCAGACGCCGCCATGTTTTGTAAATCAACTGAATCTTGTTTCATTTGGGCTATTTCTTTATTGCCCGGCATTTGTTCATTTAATATTTCAAAAACTTTCATGTTCTTTCCTCTAAAATACTTTTTAATACATTAGTTGTTGTATTTGTAAAAAAACGTGGTGCAACACTATGTATAACTAGTGCAGGCACTAGTAGTTGTAATTTTACAGCAGTATTTAGTGCCTTTTTCATATGTTGCAGCCCAGTCTCGCCTTGCATTTCTAGGTGTAATTTACATTGTTTACTTAACATTATTTCTTACCTGATTTCATATTAGCACACCAGTGATACATTTTAGCACGTTCGCCGCTGGCTTTTTTTGCTTTTGCTCTTAATTCTGTTACACTGCCGTTGCAACTAGCACCTGACTTCTTTACTCTACCAGGTCTGCTTTTGCCTTTTTTCTTACCATCAGCAAAGTTTTCTTTGTATACATTTCCTATATGGTCCATAGATCCTATAAATTTATCGTTAAGATAAAACTTAAAACTTGGCACAGAGGCTTTAGATTTTGAATATACTTTTTTTATTGAATCTTTAAAAGAATCTATTTTTTCCTGTAATGTTCCAGGTAAATTAGATATATCAAACACCTTACCGTTGTCTGCTTTTACAATTAATTTATCTAATGATTCAGCAAAGTTTTCTGTAATAGACTCTCCTAAATAATCATGCTTTATATAATATATAACATTACCAAGCCAATGTTTAAACATTTTATCTGTTTTGTTACCAACGTTACCGTCAACTTTAATAGGATATCCGTCTTTTTTCAATTGACGTTGTAATTTTAAAACTACAGGACCATTTTTAAGTTTTATACCTACAATACCATATCGTTCACTTGTTACCCATATTTTTTGTAATTCAGGATATGATTGCATTATTAAATCAGCAATGTCTTTTCGTATTGGCAAGTCATAAGGTTTTGCTTTTTGCGTTGCTGCGTCTTGTGTTTTTTTATTAGTTTCTTTATTTTCTGCAACAGGCTCTTGCATGTGTTGTTTGATTGCATTTGCTGTGCGTTCAAACTTATGATCTTTATACTTAAATGCTGTACCGCCTGCGGCTTCCCATTCACTTACATTTTTACCGAAGTCGTCAATTAGTATGTTAGGTGTACCATCTGACTGTGTTGCATATTCGGGTTTATTACTTGTAATTATTACTTCTTTAGGTGGAAAAAATGCTAGATTCTTTTTTATCCACTCACGCTTGTGTGGTTCGGAATTAGGATCATCTGCTAGTGGGCTACTACATATATTGTACTCGCCTTTGATTTGTTTTATAACTGAAAGTAACTGTTTCGCTTGGGGTAACATTGGCAAGTTTAACCAAAACTCATCTGTGTCTCTTATTGCTTGTAGTGCATCACCGATTTTATGTTCTTTGTCAATCTTAGAAAAATGATCAACTTTCATTAGTTTAGCCCACTCACCAAAAAAGTCTGCAAGTACGCCATCCATGTCTACATATATTTCTGTTGCCTGTGCTATCTCGCCTAAAGTTTCCTTCATATGTCTGTAGTATAGCACACTTTCGTATAGATTGTCAACCGATTCTGCCATACCTAAATTAAACAATACGTTTGTTTTGGATCCTTTTACTTTTTTCTTCATGTTAGCAGGCCGGCCGTCTTTGTCTACCTTGTTACCAAACTTAGCAGCCTGTATGGATATCTCGTTGGGACCAACATCAACAGTTTGATTCTGTTTTGTAATGCGTCCTACGCCTTCTTTGATATCGCCATACTTCATTTATGCACCTTTAATATATCCTGCTGCTATTCCGGTTTGAATAAGGTCTTTAATCTTTTTCTCCATATCAGGATCAGTTTGTCCAAAACCCTTTAGCATTTGGTATGTTGATTGTAACATTTGAAGAGTTCTTCCAAAATCTTTTTGTGCTTTTTTGTATGTAGGATTTGAATAATCTGTATCAACTTCAGGTTTTTGTATTTTAAAATCTTTTTTATCACGAGGAGAAGCTAGGTCAGTAAATAATTCTGGCTGCTTTGGATCTTCTTTTATGATATCGTGTATATTCATTTTTTGCGTCCTCTAAACCCAGCTGGCATATTTTGATTCATCATCTTTGGTTGGCTAAACCAAAGTCTAAACCATTCTGGATCACCAGGTCTAATATTTTTATCACGCATCTTTTTAGCATTTGAGTTTGCTGCATCACTGATGTTCTCAAGTGTATACTCTGTGTAACCTTTAAATTCGTTTACACCAGCAAGTTTCTTGAGTTCGTCAATACTATCGTACATTAGGACTTGCCCTTCTTTAGCATTGCTATTGCCTGGTCGTATGGTACGCTTTGGCCTTGACTATTTTTAAATATTACTTTAGCACCAGCCTTTTTGGCCATCATTGGTATTTTTATTAGATCTGATACAGTGCCGTCTTTGTTAGGTGACTTTACAATAGCATCCATACTTTGTTTTACTTTAGGTGTAACTGGTTTTCTATCAGCAACTATATGCATTGATAAATTAGGACTTATGTTGTAATTAATTTTAAAGTTTTTATCACTTTGACTAATACCCAAGCCACCAGATCTTATACCCATTTCACCTTTGTCAATCAAGTTTCCTTTTAGATCATATACAGCGTCTGTATCTACTACTGTTGTAGATGTACTAAGGTCTATACCATTCTTTTTTAATATTTCTGCATCAGCTGGTTTTTGTCCGAAGTCGGGATTTTTAGTTGTTACTGAGGTATTAGCATCAACAGTAATTGTACTTTTTATAAAATCATGTATTTGACTGTAACCTTTTATCTTAGGAGTTTTCCATCTAATCAAACGGGAACCGTCAAAAGTATATGTGCCACCACCGTTACTAACATGCATAATATTGTCGTTATACTTGTCCTGTTTATACGTAGTACCGTCTGATTTAGTATGACCATCTCTACTACGAGGGATTGTTGCGTCTGGTGCTTTAGGAGGTTGCGACATTTTAATTGGCTTTATCTTGTTAGGAACTGGATTATCATCTTCTTGTATGCTTTCAGCAGGTACTTCTGGATCACCAAGTGCGTCATTAAGCAACTTACTAGCAGTTTCACCGTTACCTGGATACATTAATTCTGCAGCTTTTGCTTTTGATTCATCATCCATTTCAGGCCACGTTGCTCTAAGTTCACTTGCACTCTTAATATCCATACCACTAAAATTAAAATCAATCGTAGGACCATATGTCATATAACCATGCATATCTGCACCGTGTTCTAGTTCACCATTGTAGCTTATAATGTAGCCCATTTGTCCATCGCTTTTTCTTATCTGATCCGGCTTAGGATGACTTGTTTGATCTTTTTCGCTACGTACAAATACTAATGCAGTATTTTCTGGATCACTTAGTAAGCCTGTATACGACAACGCATTGAAAGGACTTTTAACTTGTATAAAGCGTTGTGTAGGTACACCGGCCATAGCAGCTAATTTTTGTTTTATAGCAAAAGGAAAGGGTCGAGACTTAGTGTCGTCGGTAGCAGCTACATAAACATTAGGTTTACCGAACGTGTCAACTGCCCAGTCGTATAAACTTTTGTGTCCAGGATGGAAAGGATGAAATCCTCCTGGCATAACTGCAACAACCTTCTTTTTACGTTCTTCAAATAATTCCCTTAGTTTCACTTGTACTCGCCTTTTTTAATTTCTTCCATTTCTTCTGAAAATAGTTTATTTAAAATAGCATCACGGTGTTCTTTTGTATATAAATCATCTGGATGTTTTGCTAAATTATACTTTTTACAGTAACTTGTACAGCCGTGATTAACCATGTCACCTAAGCATTTTCTAGGATTTATTTCTTGACCTTTATTATGCATATCAGCAATACTTGCCATCGCAGGAAAATATTCCTTACGATAAAACTCAGGGTCATTACGCATATAAAAACTTGTGTCGTCTACTAAATCAAATTGTGGCTCTACTACTTCGAATATCTTCATAACTTACCACTTTCTACAAGACCAGTAACGTGCTTTATGACGCGGTCCTGGATTATCACAGTTGTGTCTTGCTCTAAAAGAGCGTCTTGCTGCTGGATTATTTTTTCTAATACGCATAGACTTACCTTTAACACTTGATCCACCGTGTCCAAAGTTAACTTTAACTACATTGCCTTTTGGATTCTTAACATATACTTTAAACTTTTTAGTGTCGCCAGCCATTGGCTTACCAAGTTTAACTTTACGTCCTTGATATTCTGCTTCATCGATAACATCATCATCGTTATACCACATCTCACCGTACTCTGCATAAAAGTCGTCATCGTCGTCAAATGTAACTTCGTCTAAATCTTCTGCTTCGTGTGCATTTACAAAAATATCAAAATCTTCATAACCTTCTGAAAATAAATAGTTTGCTAATTTATTTGCATATTCGCCTGATTCCTGTTCGTCAAGTGTTCTAGGCAAAGGTATTTGCATAACTGTTGTGTCTTGTTCGCTTTCAAACGTTTCATAAATGGGAAATGCACTTTCGTCTAATGTTTTAGTTTCCTGTTTTTCCATTACTACTGTTACATAATGTTCCATGTTTATTCCTTAATGATTTAGTAATACACTGCTTACAGTACCGTCAGTCCAAGCACTAATATAAGCTCTAACCCATACATAGTTACCTGTAAAGTTATACGTATGTGTACCAGTATTATACTGTCCGCTATCGTCTGTACTTGTTAAATTGGTTCCTGTAATAGTAAACCAGTCAGCATCAGTAGGATTGACAGCAAGTGTAGCTTGCATATCTATAGCACCTTGAAACCCTGTTACTGTGTATTGTACACTATGAAAACCGTCACTACGTCCGTAGTAACCGTCTCCTTTGAATTTTTCACCTGTATGAGTCTGTACAGTACTGTCTCCTACGTGTGCTTGATTTGATATTATTGTTTCACTATTACTTGGCATACACTTATTTATCAGTTTTTGCAATGTATACTAATTTGTCGATTCGCTGTATATTACCAATGAACAGAGTTAGTAATTGCATTACTTTCTCATCTCTAACGTAAATATAAAAGCCTTTTACATAACCGTTGTTTGCTATCTCTCTTAAACAAACAGGTCCTGCTTTTGCTTTATCTTCGTTAGATATTATCCAATTTGCTAATGCAGGGTCAACATTTTCGCCTAAACTTACTTTATATTCAAACTTAGGAGGATCCGATACAACAATAACATTTTTATTTAATTTTGGTACATCTATACGAGGCTCCCAGAATTCAATGGCACTAAATTTTTCTGATATATGGGATAGCCATTGATATTCTTGTGAGTATACTTGTATTAGATCAGCTTCAATTCTAAGTTTAAAGTCAAGTTTTTTTGAAAACTCTATATATAAATTTCTAGCATCAAAAAAAGTTTTATGTGACATGTGTTCAACCCTCATGCCGTAATTTCTTACTAGAGGAAGATTTTGTTCGTAAAGTAATTGGATTTCATCTAGCACATCTTTTGCGTGTGCTAGTTTTTTTTCTCTAAATATTGAAGCAAGTGTGTTCCTAACAACTACCTTATAAGGATATTCGTTATAAAAGAGCTTAATTGTTTCACACTTTTTCACTTACAGTTTTACCTTCTGTCTTCAAAGATATTTCATTGTCGACCATGTCAATAGTTACTTTACCACCATCTTTAAGATCACCGAATAATAATGCTCTTGCTAATGGACGTTTGATCTCTTTATCGATAACACGTTGTAAGGGTCTTGCACCCATTTTAGGATCAAATCCTTTATCAACTAAGTAATCAAGGGTTTCGTCAGTTACACTTATTGTAACATTCTTATCTTTGACCATGTCTTTAAGTTCAACAAGAAACTTACCAACAATTTTCATCATAACCTCTTTGCTTAGTTTAGCAAAAGTTACAATACCATCAAGTCTGTTTCTAAACTCTGGTGCAAAGTATTTCTTAAGAGCGCCGTCCTCGTATTCTTTTTCAAACTCGTCACCGAATCCAATTGAATTCTTTTCAGCATCTGCTGCGCCTAGGTTAGTTGTAAGAATTAAAATACAGTTACGTGCATCTGCTTCTTTACCATTAGAACCTGTGATCTTACCATTGTCCATAATCTGTAATAAAACTTGCGATACATCTGGATGAGCTTTTTCGATCTCATCTAACAGTAGTACACAGTTTGGATTCTCTTGCAACTTCTCAATTAACAATCCACCCTTTTCTTCGTGTCCTACATACCCCGGAGGAGATCCAAGTAGTTTACTTACACTATGACGCTCTTGATATTCACTCATATCAAAGCGTACAAGAGTAGTACCTAAATGTGTAGCAAGTGCTTTTGCTGTTTCTGTTTTACCAGTTCCTGTTGGACCCATAAATACAAAACTACCAATTGGTTTATCTGCGCTCTTTAGGCCTGCCTGGCTCACAAGTATCTTATCTACAACATCTTCAACTGCTTTATCTTGGCCGTATACTTGACTCTTAATGTTATGTTCAAGATGTGCAAGATTTTCAGTTTCACGTTCAGCAACTTGTTCTTCTGGAATGTTAATTACTTTTGCAAGTTCAAATTGAATTGATTCTGCTGTAACAACTTTTTCTTTTACAGGTGCCTTCAAGTTAAAGCGTGAACATGCTAAGTCTATTAAGTCAATTGCTTTATCAGGAAGTTTTTTATCTGCTTGATATTTTACACTAAGTTTAATAGACTCGTCAATTGCTTCTTGTGTAATAATAGTAGTATGATAATCTTCGTAATATTTTTTAATACCGTTAAGGATATCATTTGTTACTTCTACACTAGGCTCATCAACTGTTACACGCTGGAATCTACGCATCAATGCACGGTCTTTTTCAAAGTACTTACGATACTCGTCCCATGTAGTTGATGCAACAACTTTTAAGTCGCCTTTAGTAAGTGCAGGCTTCAGCATGTTTGCTAGATCGTTTGAACTGTTTCCTCCACCAGCACCAGCACCATTCATCATGTGTGCTTCGTCGACAAACATAATTGTTTTGCCTTGCTTTTTTAATCCTGCTAGTACAAGTTTAAATCGTTCTTCAAAGTCTCCACGATACTTACTACCTGCTAACATAGCACCAATGTCTAAATTAAATACTTTATATTCTTGTAAAAATTCTGGGACATTACCTTGAACAATATTAAATGCCATACCTTCTGCAATAGCTGTTTTACCAACACCTGGATCACCTACAAGTAATACGTTATTTTTCGAGCGTCTTCCGATTGCTAATGCAATATTATCTAGTTCAATTTCACGTCCGATAACTGGATCAATTTTATTTTGCTTTACTTCTTCGTTTAGATTAGTTGTAAATGCCCGTAGGGCTCTTTGTGCTGCACCTGATGCTTCTTCGTCTTCGTAATTAGTTTCGAATTCAGCTTGTAAGTATTCAGCAAAAGATGCTTTACTAATTCCTGATTTTTCCATGTAATAGTTTGCATGGGTTTTCTTTTCATGAAGCATACTAAGAGCAACATCACTTAGTTCAATATTAGGTCTCCCTGCAAATAAAACTTGCGTAAATGCTCTGTTTAAAACACGTTCTACAGTTTGTGTTTTTTTAGGCTTATGCTTTGGATCTTCTATTTTGATCTCGTTCATCTCATTTTTAATATGATGTTCTAAGTTGGATTTCAAAAAGTCAACGTCAGCGCCAAATCCTTTACATAAATTATAAAAATTTTCACTACACATCATTGCAAATAGTAAATGCTCTAGAGTCACAAATTCATGACCTAATTTTTTAGCATCTCTAATTGACTTGTCAAATACCAACTGTAAATCTTTTGATGGTTCTACCATTAACTAACTCCTGCCATTAATTTTTTTTGTTTCTTTTTTGCCATATCTAACTTCAACTTACTTACCCTATCTGTAAACTCTATACCTTGTAGATGATCATATTCGTGTAGGAAGCATCTAGCATCTATCCCACTAAACTCTAGTATACACTCATTCTCCTCAATGTCAAGGAACTTTGCTACCAATTTCTTTGGTCTGCGTATATTTAATAATAAACCTATATGACTTAAACACCCTTCTTTCCCTAGTTCAGTATTTTCGTCTACTTCTAGTATTTCCGGATTAATTATAGCAAACGGTTTAGTTACTTCTTTGTGTTCGATAGGTCTCATTACAAATATTTGTGCATCTAATGCCACTTGATTAGCTGCTAATCCTATACCATTCTTAGAAAGCATAATACTTGCCATTCTTCCTGATATTTCCTTGGCGTTTAGTTCTTTAAAATTAAAAGGTCTAACTTTCTTTTCTAACCAAGAATCAGGTGATTTAACTAGTTCCATTTCGTATGTCCTTTATTTGGTTTATTTGCTGTTCGTTTAATATTGGCATCTTTGCATCTAACTTAATATGTATATTACCTGGTCTTTTAGTATGAACATCCGGTATTCCGTGTCCTGTAATACTAAAGGTTGTTCCTGGTTTAGTGCCAGCAGGTACAGTTAAACTAAATTTTCTATTTGTAGGAGTAACTACTTCAATTATAGTACCTACAATAAAATCAAAAACATTTATTTGTCTTGTAGCATGAATGTTATTACCATCTCTGTGCCATATTGGATCTCTTCCAACTTTAACTTTTAAAATTAAATTTCCTTTAGGCAATCCGTTTATACTATCGTCACCTAATCCTGCAAATTTTACTGTACTTCCATTTTGTACTCCTGGAGGAATAGCTGCATCTAAGTAGCCTGTTCGTCCACTTGGAAGATTGTATTGTATATTTACACCAACCCCTGTAAATACTTCTTTAAATTCTAATGAATAGTTAAGTGCTATATCTTGGTTACGCTGTTGGCGCTGTTGAGGATGTCTAAATCCAAAGTTTGCAAAGATATCTTCAAATCCTCCCATACCTTGAAAGCCATTTGGTCCAAACCCTTGTGGTTGTGGGTTATCATATTGCTGACGTTTTTGGGGATCTTTAAGAGTAGAGTATGCTTCATTAATTTGCTTGAATTTAGCATCGCTTCCACCATTACGGTCGGGATGATGCTGCATACTTAATTTCTTGTACGCTTTTTTAAGATCTGCTTCAGAAGCATTTCTACCTACACCGAGTGTTTCGTAATAGTCCATACTATTACTTATAGTATCTATTTGTTAGATTTACTAGATCCGGTATAAAGGCCAAACCAAGCTGCACCAGCACCTACTACAATACTAACAAGACCACTTTGTTCAAAACTTGGAGCAGGCAAATCCATAAACCAAATTACTACTTTGTACAATAGTATAATATACACAGTTAAGAACATTCTTGGAAAAATTCTCCAAGCATCAAGTGCTTTAGCTAAGTGTATAAGTTTTGCATACGGATTAGGACCCATGTCTTTTACACTAGTATCTACTTCTAAGTCTAGTTTAACTTTACGTGTAGTTGTATCTTGTGTGCTTACTACTACAGCATCTGGCTTTTTTTCTGCTACTGGAGCAGGAGCCGCCGCTGGTTTATCTAAATCTTCAAGTTTTTTTCTTGGCATTTTTCTTTCCCTCTAGTTTATTAAGACGTGCTTCTAATTCATCTATTTTAGATGTTATTTTAGGATATTTTACACGCCAAGCATTTGGATCATTTTGTAGCCATGTCCATCCCCAACGTATTGCTAGGTACTCTAGTGCGGCATCAAACTTGCGAACTGCCCATGTTGCCATTCTTGTATCTTTGAACCAGAATAAAAATCCTGCTCCAAATACTGATCCAGCTAATGCTGTGTAAATCCATAGACGATTGCTCGCCATTTGTTCAATCATTTCCCACATATTAATCCCT